TTTTTTTTTCTCCACTAATAGTATAAAGAATATAGCGTAAATGGGTGGTGGTCTTCTTCAACTAGTAGCTTATGGTGCTCAGGATGTTTATTTAACAGGTAATCCTCAAATTACCTTTTTTAAAGTTGTATATCGTCGTCATACTAACTTCGCTATTGAAGCTATCCAACAAACTTTCAACGGAAATCCTGGATATGGCAACCGTGTAACTTGCCAAATCTCTCGCAATGGTGATTTAATCCACCGCATGTATTTAGCAGTTGATATGTCTGCTGAAACCGAAGAAGTATGTCCCTATTTCGGCTTACGTCTCGTTGACTATGTAGAACTTGAAATTGGTGGTCAAAAGATTGACAAACAATATTCCCACTGGATGTATGTATGGAATGAATTATCATTACCTGTATCCAAACGTGATGGCTACAAGAAAATGGTAGGTGGTGATGGTGGTGTATTAAAAGATACTACTAATGACCAATTATACATACCACTTGAATTCTGGTTCTGCCGCAATGTAGGTTTAGCTCTTCCATTAATTGCTCTTCAATATCACGAAGTCAAAGTAAACATCTTATTCCAATCTGCTGATAAATGCAAAGGTACTGCTGATGCTCTTGGTGATCTTGGTTCTACTTCATTATGGGTAGATTACATCTTCCTTGATACTGATGAACGCAGACGTTTTGCCCAATTATCCCATGAATATTTAATTGAGCAATTACAATTCACTGGTACCGAATCTATTTCTGGAACCCAAGCTAAACCAAAATTATCATTCAACCATCCTTGCAAAGAATTATACTGGTTTGTTGAAACACAAAATACCAACGATTCTATTGCTAATAACATTAATTGGTTTAATTACACATCAGCACCTGGTATCATGGATGATGTTTTTGATAAAGTAAGTAAAAGAGATGGCATAACTTCTATAAATCCAATTGTATCAGCCAAACTAGTATTAAACGGTAATGATCGTTTCTCAGAACGTCCTGGTTCTTATTTCAATTTAGTACAACCATATCAACATCACGAAAATGTTCCAAATAATGCTGGTTTAAATGTTTATTCATTTGCTCTTAAACCCGAAGAGCACCAACCAAGTGGCACTCTCAATATGTCTCGTATTGACACCGCGGTACTAAACTTAAACTTAAATTTACGAACAGGCGAAACTTCATTATTACATGTATATGCTGTTAATTACAACGTTCTCCGCATATTATCTGGTATGGGTGGTCTAGCTTATTCCAATTAAAAAATTCTACATTATTTTTTTCATATTATAATAATAATAGTTTGTGTATAATAATATCTACTTTTTTTTTCTCCACTAATAGTATAAAGAATATAGCGTAAATGGGTGGTGGTCTTCTTCAACTAGTAGCTTATGGTGCTCAGGATGTTTATTTAACAGGTAATCCTCAAATTACCTTTTTCAAAGTTGTATATCGTCGTCATACTAACTTCGCTATTGAAGCTATCCAACAAACTCCAACTGGAAGCAATTCCTTAGGTTCTCGTGCCAGTTTCCAAATAACTCGCAATGGTGATTTAATCCACCGTGTATATTTCAACGGTAAAATCAAAAATGATAATGCTACAGGCACTACTAATAATGTAGCCCTTGTACCAAACTTTGGTCAAAGATTATTAAAAACGGTTGAATTAGAAATTGGTGGTCAACGTATTGATAAACATTATTCTGAATGGCTATACATCTGGAATGAATTATCATTACCTGCTGGTAAACGCTCTGGTTACAATACTATGGTTGGTGCTAACGACGCTAATTTATGTACCAAATTACCAGCACAATCTGAATACGAATTATATGTTCCTCTTGAATTCTGGTTCTGTCGCAATGTAGGTTTAGCTCTTCCATTAATCGCCCTTCAATATCACGAAGTTAAAATCAACATTGAATATGAATCTGCTGCTAACTTAGTAGATACTAATTATGCTAATTTATGTGAAGATGAAGATGCTGCTGATGGCGGCTGCACAAATGGCAATAAATCCGCAACTGATTATAATACTAATTTTGAAATCAGTAGTACTGCTACTACTAAATTCGCATCCGGATCTAGTGTTTCATTACGTGATGCTAATTTATGGGTTGACTATGTTTTCCTTGATACTGATGAACGCAGACGCTTTGCTCAATTATCCCATGAATATTTAATTGAACAATTACAATTCACTGGTACCGATACCATGACTCAATCTACTTCTGCTGATAGCATGAAACCAGTTAGACTTAACTTTAACCACCCATGCAAAGAACTTGTTTGGGCTGTTAAATCTAATGATAATAAAACAAATCAACAATACCCATTCTGGAACAACTTTTCAACTGCTGAAAGCTCAGATACTACCAAACTTGGAGCAAATGATTACAACAATTCTAAAAATCCCACATGGCAAGCGAAAATTATGCTTAATGGCAATGATCGTTTTGCTACTCGCAAAGGTGATTATTTCTCCCTTGTTCAACCTTATCAACATCACGAAAACACTCCTGATGAAAACCACAAAGGTATCAATGTATATTCTTTCGCTCTTAAACCCGAAGAGCACCAACCAAGTGGCACTCTCAACATGTCTCGCATTGATACCGCGGTATTATCGTTATCTTCTCGTGTAGCCGGTACTATCCACGTATATGCTGTCAACTACAACGTTCTCCGTATTTTATCTGGTATGGGTGGTCTCGCCTATTCCAATTAAAAAATAATTTATTTAATATATCCATATTATTTTTATACATGTTTAATATTAAACCATTCAATTATATTATCATCATTGATAATAACATTATCTTCAATAATTACCATAATATCAAATAATTTTTTAGATAACAAATATGATATTTCTTGTATATAGTTGTTTAGTCCGACATTTCTCTCATTATAACAATAATCTATCTTGTTATATATGATATCAATGCATTTTTTATTAAGTTTTTTGATATAATAACTAAGTCGGGATTCGTATTGACTCATTTTATCATCTTTGTATTTTAAAATATTTGTCTTTAAAATCTTAATTAAATATGATTCAACCATATCACAATTATAATTATTAATTTTGTCTTCAAGTAGCATATTAAAATTAGTTTTTTCTTTAACTAGACTATTACATTGTTTCGATGATTCAGATAGTTTTTTTAAGGTTCCAAAATCATTATTTAGATAACGCATGATGTTACCATTGAAATCTTCAATAAATACATTGTTCATAATGTTAATAAAAGTATATTAATATATATTATCATTTTTATATAAAAAATTGAATATTATCTTTTGTATTTATTAAGTTTAAAAAAATGAGGTGTTATAGTTGTAATAAGAAATTGAATACATTGGAAGGATTAACCAACAAATGCAAATGTGGTAACCATTATTGTAGCAAACATTTATTTTATACAGATCACGAATGTACATTTGATTATGTCGTTGATTATAAAGAGAAAGCTACAAGCAATATAGTAGATTTAACAAATAAGGTAATCAAAATTTAAAATTGAGTACATAATTTATAAAATATATAGATTTTCAAAAAGTTTATAAAAATAAAATTATAATAAAATTATGTACTCAAATTATTTAATAAAAATTGATATAAGAATATTATCATGAGGTCGTATTATAAATGAACGACTTAGAAAGAGCAGTGCTTTTCCAAAAAGCTGGAGATATTTTGATGGATAAAATTAGCGATACAAATTATTGTGATATTCCAGAAAAATATAAGTATCTATATAATATCTATATTCCATTGTCATCTGGAAATAAAAGAAAAATCAAAGAGTAATTATTGTTTCACTGTGGACTTCTTTTCTGCTGTCTTTTTGTAGTAGATGCCTTTTTAGTTGTTTTTTTTAGTATTTTCAACACATGAATTACAATGTTCAAGTAAAATTAAAAAATTATTAATACTATTATCTTGCTTTCTAACCATTTATACTCTAATTAATCATCAGAAATAATAATGCTATCTAGATAAGGATTAAGTATTTCGTTTACAATAAATTCAGGCTTAAACTCATTATAATTCATAAAGATTTTCAAGAGTTGTTCTGAAAATCCTGAAACCATTGCTGTACCCTCTGTATCACAGTTAACAGGGAATGTTCCTTGATTATCTGAATTGAGATTCCAGAATACAAACTTAGGTGCCGTATAACTACACTTTTTATATTTTCTAATAATATTCTGATAAATTGTTTCTAATTCATCTTGACCATCTGATGCTTCATTAAATTGCATATCAGTAAATACAAAGAGTTTTTTAGGCATTTCTTTATCAGGAATATTATGTTTGATACCATAGCTGATAATAGCTTCACAACATTTAACAAAATCTGTGCTAAAACCATAACTTACATTCATCATAGAGTTAAGTGATTCAAACAAACTAGGTTCATTATATTCAATTGTTACCAGTTCGGGATCTTCACTAAATGTAATAAACTTGTTTTTAAACAAACCATTACAACACTGTGATGTAAGAATACCAAGAGAAATAGCTACTTGTGCAGGAATACTGCCATTTCTTGCTCCAAACATTGAACCGGACAAATCTACAATTGCCAATGAATTATCAAAGTTACCAGATTTTTTAACATTTTCTAGAATAGTTTTCCACTGCAATTCAATAGTTTCATTTAGTCCATAATCATCATTATGACGTGTATCAATATAATATTTGGACAATTCATGAGGCAAGATACCAGTTACTTTGATTTCTGCTTTACCACTTCTAACATCAGCAAGATATTTGAGATATCTTTCTTTATCATATTTTATAAAGGCATTAAGTAATTTCTTTGATGCTACACCAGGTACTGCTTGATAATTAATATCACCCCATTTGCCACTACACATTAGAGTCTCTACAATATTAATTTTTTTTCTAAGAGGAACAATGATTTCCTTACGATATTTTTCCATTCTTTTATCATCATCCAAACCATAAATTTCTGTTGCAACACGTTTTGCCATATGCTTTCTTTTATCATTTCTATCTTTTTCGCTAGGAGCCCATTTAGCACATAGTGAAACACTTTTATCATCTTCGAGCAAAAGCTTATCATTTAATAATTTGTTTGAAAACAACTTCATCTCGTAATTTTTATTTATAGTACTAACATTATGATAATAAGTAATGTAAAGTAAGTCCTTCCAGCAACCATATTTATCAATGTAATTAATTAGATTATCACAATAAGTAACAAACTTATATTTTCGCAACCACATCATTGCTTGATTAGCAACCTTCTTTTCTTTTTTGCCATTTACTCTATCGCGTCCATTGAAAATGATTGCGACAGTTTTCGTTGGGTCTTCTTTCCAACACTTTTCAAGATATTCATAGCTTACTTTTTTATCCAAATCACGGACAAACAACATAAAATAATCAACTATATAACTTCCAGTAGTTTTGAGAGATACAGCTCCGTTGGTAGTTGTAATGTAAGACATTATTGAAAGTAATGTATTATATAAAAATAATCTTATATCAATTTTTAAATATTTATTTAGCAGCCGCCGCAGCAGCAGCAGCAAGTTTGCTAGCAGATGGTGGGAAGTGATGGGAGATGAGTTTTTGAAGGATGAAGTAGTTGATTTCTTCTTTGGCATCAACATTTAGGATTTTGCGTAGCTTTTCATCGGGGAGGATGAAGCGTTTGTTTTCTGGCTTATTAAGGTTGTGTTCTTTGATATATGCATTGATAAAGCGAGTGATATCAGTACGAGATTTTTCGGTACCATGTGGTTCGCCAATAAAATCACAGAGTTCATTTGAGATCTTGTTGGGTTTAGCGAAACCAGAAGGAGAGTTTTTGGCATTTTGACGTTTCTTTTGTACCTTGTCAATGATTTTTTGTTGCTTGTCCCATTCTTTGCTTAGTACTTTAAGTTGACTTTGAAGTTCTTTGCCCATTGTTACAACGATATTAACTTTTTCAACAATGCCTTGAAGTACGTTTTCTTGTGGAGCAGCAGGTTGTACGGTCTCGGGTTTTACAGGTTCTTCAATTTTTTGTACAGGAGCAGGTTTTACCGCATCGGCAGCTTTAATTACAGGTACTTTTGCCGCGACAGGTTTTTTCACAGCGACAACAGGTGTTTTTTTGGTGGCGGCAGGCATTATATATCGTATTTACTTTATGGATATTTATATAATCTTTTGTTTATATCATTTTTAACCAGCGTTTAAAAGATATCAATTATTATTAGAATGAAAGTACAAAGAATAGGTACCTATAAAACAGGTTTTAAATATTTTAGCAAAAATAATGAAATAAAAGATGAAAAGCAAATAGATTTTTTTAAATCTCTTAAAATACCACCAGCATATGATAATGTAACTATAACTAATAGTAAAAAAATAATAGCATATGGATATGATTCAAAAAATAGAAAACAGGTTATATATAACCCCAAGTTTATATTAAAACAGAATAATGCAAAGTTTAAAAAAATCAAAGATTCAATAAAGTACTTTTCCAAATTAAAAAGAAAAATAAAAAAAGATATAAATGGTAATAGTATAAATAAAATTTGTGCAATAATAATAACCCTAATATTAGATTGTGGTTTTAGAATAGGTAATAAAAAATATGAAATAGATAATAATTCTTATGGATTAACAACACTAAAAAAGAAACACATATTTATTGAAAAAAATTTTATTAAAATAGATTTTATTGGTAAAAAAAAGGTTAGAAATACAGCAATATGCAAAAGCAAAGATATATATAAATTTTTTTTTGAGAGATTAGATAATATTGGCAATGAAGAATATATATTTAAATATGATGATAAATGTATTACTTCAAATGATGTAAATAAATATTTATATAATTTTTATAAAAGATTTAATTTAAAAATAACAACAAAAGATTTACGAACTTTAAATGCAAATACTCTATTTATGAAATTCTTTAAACTAAATATTGGTTCTAAAAATCCGATAAAAAAATCTATTGAAGATACAGCAATAAAATTACATAATACTTATGAAGTGTGTAAGAAGAATTATATTGATCCTGAAATTATTAAAATGGCTGAAAGTCAATTGAATAAAAAATAAAAATTGATTTTTTTATATACTATAATATAAGATTAAACTTTGTTATAATATAAAATGGATATCGCAAGTATTATCAATAATATCAAAGAAATGTTAATGGAACGTGGAGATGATATATCTCTATTTGAAGAACACGAACTTTCCGTTGATAAAGAAGAATATGAAAATGATAGAAATATTATAGAGTTTCAAACATCAAAAACCACAATCATATTTGCTCTAACAAAAAAATTGAGAAAATATGTTATGGATGAATTAAAGAATTACGAAGGTGATATTAATAATTTCATAAGTAAATACGGTAATAAGAAAAACGTTATATTAATATTTAATAATGATACCGTATCTCAACCTGTTATTACTCAATTAAACAAATATGATAAACTGTTTCAGAAAAATGATGGTCAATTGCAATATTTTCACGCTCAACAAATAATGTTTAATCCCACAAAACATGAATATGTACCTAAACATATTAAATTAAGTGAGAAAGAAGCTTCTGATTTTATGAACGAATATATGATTAAAAGTAAGTTATATATGCCTTTTATATTACATAATGATCCAATTGCAAAGTGGCTTGGATTAAAACAAGGAGATATTGTTAAAATTGTTAGATATAATGAAAATAGCGGTGTTTCGTTTTACTATAGATCTTGTTTTTAAATAAATATATATATTATTATAGAAGAGAATATAACATAATATGAGTATGGAGGTTCATAATGTTAAATATAATGAAGTCAATAAATTATTAAATAATATTTATAGCAAATACATTAATATTAATAATTCAGCTGATGCTAGAACTCCATTTATAAAAGATACATTAAAAAAAATAAATATAGGAGAAATTCAGGATGTTAATTTTGGTCTTGAAAATAGTAATTACAATATAGATAAAAGCTCTTTTACAAAATTGATTAATGAAATAATATATTGTAAATTAGGTAATATTAATGTTAGTAATAGTGTAGATATTGATAATACCAATAGAACAAAAGGATATTTAAAATTTGTTAAAAGTCATAGTACACAAGCAGTAGGAAAAGTTAAAATAGAAAAAGATAGTGATATTATTAATAATATTCTTTCTAGTATGCATTTAGTTAATGTTTTTATTGATATATTAGATGCTTATAATTCTTTTTTAAATGAAACAGCAAATTTAGAACATTTTAAAAAGAAGGTAAATAATATTATTATTGTAAATAAAAATGCGAAAAAATATTCTGATCGTAGTAAAACAGACAAAAATTATGGTTATTGGATAGATTCTGGAATAGAAGCAAATAAACCGGCTATATCATCATTATATTTATCTATAAATTCTTATTCTGGTGATGCTAATACAAATCAACTATTACAAGATTTTATAGTTGAATATGATGCTACAATAGGTGTTGTATCAAACTCAATGTCATCATATAGTAATACAAATGAAATTACAGATGTTAATAGTGGTTTATTTAATAACGGTGGCGAGATTATAGATAATAGTGGTGCGGTTGCTGATATAATTACTGGTATTGTAATAAATATTCCAGCTGATGGTAGACCCGTAATTAAACAAGATAAAAGTATAGAAAATCCAGATGATATAATATTAAATGATATTACAAATAGTAATATTCAAAATAGTAATTTATATGAAGCATTGCTCGTACGTAATAAAAGATTATTAAAAGATTTTTTAAATTTAATTATTAATTTTGATTTGATAAATAGAAGAACACAAATTAACGGATTATTAACATATTTCAAAGTTATTAAAGAATATTTTTACATAGCATTAACATCAGGAAATTTATTATTTAATAGTTATTTAAATACGATTACTTTAACTGGAAGTACAGTACAAGCAGTTGATATGACTTCTAATGATAGTACTTCTAATTCTGGATATGCCATAAAATATTTAAATAATTCAGATATTGAAGGAGAAGTAAAAAAAATATATACTGATGGAACAACTAATAGTATTATGATTCAAAAACCATCTCCAATTACAGATGTTTACAATGATTCTGTTTTTGGCATTGCAAAAACAGAGAATGATGAAGAATATATGAATAAAATAATTGATAATTTATCAAGCTTACAAGAATTGGGTGCTAAATCAGCAAATATATCAAATGATACACAACAAGATATATCTGACAAAGGTTTTGTTGCAATAGTTGAAAATAAAAACACTATTAAAATAAAATCAAGACTTGCACTGCTTAATAAATTATTAAATGGTACAGATGCAATTGTAACTTCTGGTGAACAATTATCTAACGTAAGTAATATATCACCGCCAGATTCTGTTCTAGTAGGTGGTACACCAATTACAGATAATGATTCATTTAAATTAGATAAATTAACAAATAGCAATAGTAGATTGCCAATTGATGTTAAAAGATTTATATATAAGTTAGATAGTAACAAATTATCAAAAAATTATATTATACGTATTAATAATACTACTTTTCCCATTAAAGGAATTATAGCTCCAAATAGTAATGATGTTGAAATTTTAATAAGTGCAAGATTAATATATCCAACCCAGATTTCAGATGAATTAAAAGATGTTCCAGTATTAACATTGCCATATAATAAGGTAACATTATTTGATGATAATGATGGATACTTAGGTTCTAGCAATACCCAACCTGAAAGATACTTTAACTCATTAGATGAAGCAATAGGCAAAAAAGTGTTATTTCATTATTTAAATGGAGGATCAGTAGGTTCAGGTGTTGATAATAAAGTAACATTAACAATTAAAAAACCACTTGATTATAAATCAGGATATGTTAATAATTTAGAAAAAATAAAAAATATTAACTATGATATTAATTCTAATGAATCTAAAATTAAAAATGCTAAAATATTATACGATTTAAACAAATCAAAATATAATGTTTTATATTATCAATTAATTTCATATATTCTAATATTAGTTGGTATTATCGTAGCTTTAATATTAACAAATACAATGAATATACCAAAATCTATTACTAAATTAGTAGCTAGTGTATGTTTCGGTATTGTAGTATTGCAATTTGTCACATATTATATATTAAGTGTATTATATGTTGAAGCATTTACTTCTGATAATGTTATTGAAAAATTTTCTCAAACATATTCTAAACCAAATGTTGTTGGTAATTCTAATATGGAATTTACATCTGATTCTATAAATAAATATCCTCAGCAAAAAGTAGAGTTTGTTCAAAATCAATTAATATTATTAAATAATAAAATTATTCAAGCATTAGAATTGGCAAATGTTGGTGTTGGACAAGCAAGCTCAACAGAAGCATATACAAAATTATTAACTATTACAGATTTTGAAAGAGTATCAAGAGGTAATATCAACAGTATTTTAGCTTTACAATCTGATGGTTCAAAAATGCACATTGACTTACTTAAATATAGTACATCTGTGCATGCTGTAAATATTAAAACTGTTTTAATGTTATCACTTGCTATTGTAGGATTATTTACAATTAACGTTTACACTGATGGTAAATATATGGAAAATTTAGCATTTTTAGGTGGATTTATATTAATAATTATATTAGCATATTATTTAATATATTCTAACTCTGTCGTTAGAACAAGATCAAATAATGTTTATTGGGGGAAAGAAAACAAAAATAATTATAGTGATATTTAATTAATTATATTTTTTTTATTATTATTTAAAAATATAAATCATAAATATTATATAAATGTACAATGACAACAGAAGATAATTCAAGTTCAAATAGTGAGAAAACAAACGAAGAATCAAGTGAAATATCAGAAGATAATTCTGATAAGGATCCAACATATATTAACAAAGAATATGAAGAAAATGAGAGCGAAGAGTATTATAATTATGAAGATGATGAAGAAAATTATGAAGATGATGATGAAAATGAAATAATACAAAATACAAGTATTCCTAGTGGTGGTTTTTTTAATAAGCACGATGAAGAAGAAAATTATAATACAAAACAAAAGTTTTTTTTAATATTAAATCCTCCAAGGAAAACAGTAAACAAAAAAATACAAAAGAAAAAATATGATTTTTATCATAAATATACAATTATTGAAAAAAAATATTTTGATAATTTGTCCGACGAAGATAAGGATAAAATTAAATTAAAAGAAGATTCTATAAATGATGAATTAATATCCGATATGCCAATGAGGTTTAAAATTCTCAATTTAAATATTAATGAAAGAACTAAAAAGAATATAATAGCTAAAATCGATAGTTTCAATAATATGTCACCATGTTCAAGTGAATATAATAAATTAAATAATTGGTTACATGCTTTAAATAATATTTCATTTAATAACTATTATGAAATACCTATTAAAATAAGTGACGGTAATGATAAAATATGCGAATTTTTAAATGGTATTAGAAAAAAAATGGAGGATACTGTATATGGACATAAAGATGCAAAAGAACAAATTATAAGAGTTTTAGCTCAACTAGTATCATTTCCAAAAGCAAATGGATATATTATTGGAATACAAGGTAGTGCGGGTGTTGGTAAAACTAAGCTAATCAAAGAAGGTATATGTAATGCTCTCAATTACCCTAATGCTTTTATATCACTTGGGGGCACAGATGATTCATCTTTTTTAAGAGGTCATTCTTACACTTATGAAGGTGCTACCTATGGAAAAATATGCGAATCACTTATGAAAACTGGAATAATGAATCCACTATTTTTATTTGACGAACTTGATAAAGTTTCTAATACATATAGAGGTCAAGAAATTATAAATACATTAATTCATATAACAGACCCAGTGCAAAATGATAAATATAACGACAGATACTTTGAAGAAATAGATTTCGATATTTCGCGTTCAATGATTATATTTACCTACAATGATGAAGAACTAATTAATCCTATTTTAAAAGATAGAATGATTGTTATTAATGTTCCAGGATATTCAAATGAAGAAAAATTAGTTTTAGCACAAGATTATATAGTTCCAGAAATTTTAAAACAATATAACTTAGAAATTGGTAATATAGTATTTAATAGTGAATTATTAAAACATATAATTGGCAATGTTCAAAAAGAAGATGGTGTCAGAAATTTAAAAAGAGCTATCAATAATATAATTTCTTGGGTAAATATGATGCGTTATGTACCAACAGATTCGGTAAAAATAACTTTACCATATATTGTAACAATAGATTTTTATGATAAATACTGTAAATATAATAATAATAGTGAATATGATAAAAATATACATCATTTATATTTATAGTGTATAGTTAGGAAATGTCTAAGTTTTTATTTTATGGATGTTGGAATAATATCAACTGTGAAAAAGAATATATTTATCGCGATTTAGTATTAAATTATATTCATAAAAAAGAGAAAAAAATATCAACATTTTTCATTGCTGGTGATAATTGGTATTCAACAAAAGTAACAAAAGTTAATGAAAGTACTACCAATCTTATACAATATTATCTATTAAGTATTCTTAAAACTGGATATGATAAATTATATCAATTAAATAAAACTATTCATATAGCAGTAGGCAATCATGATGAACATAATGACGGTAATGGCGAACCGTTAAAATCTAGATGTATGATTAAAACTCAAAAGAAATATATTGATAAATTAAATGAAAAGATATTTGATAGTAGTGTAAGTAAAAGTTATGATAAATTATTGCCAACATATAGTAAATTTATATCATCAAATGATGAATTAAGCAGTACCTTATTTGTTAATAATGATATGGATGGTTTCAATCCTACATTAGAAGAATTAAGTGAATTACAAAAATTAGATATTCACGATAATATTATGAATATATATGTTGATGAAATTGGTATAGTCAATAATGAAAAATATATTGTTATCATCATAAATACTAATAAATTAAATTATCCAAATTATCTTAGAGCTATACAATATAAATTCAAATATGTGAATCGAATTAAAGCACATAAACAAGTGTTTGTAATGGGACATGTACCATTATTTGCATTAAAAAAAAATAAAATAAAAGATAAAAATGAATTATTTGGAAAAAGAGATAATTTGTTTCATTTATTAAGCGATTTTAATTATATTTATCTTTGTGCTGATGCGCATTATTTTAGCATTATGAAAATTAATAAAGGTAAAAAAAAGGTATTACAAGTTACAACTGGTAGTGGCGGCGCGGATCCTGATATAAATCTTGAATTTCATGATATAAAAAAATATATTAAATTTGACGGGTACAATATCGAATACTTTTTACTAAATTCATATGGTTATAGTACAATACGTATTTATAAATATAAAATTGTAATAATATATAAGCAAGTATTTTTAGTAGATGATTCTAATATGAGTGGTAATACATATATATATTCTATACAAAGAGGTCTTGATGGTGATGTAACATTTGAAAAACATTCAAATATAAAAAAGCAACTATCACAATTAGCATTAAAAAAATATAAATATGATAAGGGTCTAACATGCGAAAATATTAGTAGACAAATAGAAAATATAGAAGAAAACGTTGTAACATCACAAGATAAAACCAAATATTGTTTTAAAAAAAATAAAATAGATTAATAATAAGTATGATTATTTTAACTATTATATCAATTATAATATTTGTTGTAATTTATTATTTATTTTTAACAAATACTGAGAAATATGTAAATAATTTAAATAATGATGTGTATTTTATGACAAAATATGAAGCTAGTGATTTTTTGCGAAAGGATAGAGATAACTATGTAAATAATATGTCTAATATGGATTTACATGCAAGAAAAGTTAAAAGTAATAGTGAATATATTGACAATATTGTTAAATGTGTCTGTGATATCTCAGATATAGAGAAGGGTCTATTAACAAAATGTTGTAGAAATGCAGATAATTATTTAAAAAATTGCAATTTATACAGTAAATATATTAATTATAAAGATTTAGTTAACATCAAATGGATAGTTGCATGTACATATAAAAATCAAAATCTACAATATGAAGAGGGATTACCACATACAAGAGAAAATATTATATTTATATCTAAAAGTGTATTAAATTATAGTGAAAATGATTTAACTAATACTATGATACATGAAAAAATTCATATTTATCAAAGATATAATAAGGATGTTTTTGCTAAATTAATATATGCGGATGGATATAAAAAAATAGATTATAACAATAAATTTATAAGATCAAATCCAGATACAAACAGTAATATATATTTAGATAATAAAACAGATAATATAATGGTATGTCTTTATAGAAACAGTAAACCAAATAACATAAATGATGTAATTATGAAAAACTTTTCACTAGAACATCCTTATGAAAAATATGCATATGAAATTGCAAATAATTATTATAAAGGTACTAAGTATAAAAACATATAATATTTATATTTATAATTAATACAGTATATGGACGAATTACTTAAACAAGCACCTGATAATATTAGTAAAGAAGAAATTGAAAGTATTTATTTAAGAAATAATAAGAATATACTAGATACATTGACAGAATTATGGAAAATACCTGTTAAAAATGTACAAAAAACAGAAAATGAAAAGAAATGGCAAGAGATAAGAGAAATATATGATGACATTGACACTGAGATGTATAAAGTATTGCGTGGACAAAAAAAATAATATATTGTAATATTAAATATGTTCAGAGGAGATTTAGGTGTAAATAATATAAAAGGTATACCAGTTATGAGTTTTTCAGATTTAAATAGTATTATAAGTAATCAATATCCAGGTTATCGTGATAAAGAAAGTTATATTAGTTTAGCAAGATTAGCAGCGGGTGGTTCAATGTCTCCATATACATTTGGAAACGGATTATACAAAAACTTAAATTCTTCTATTTACGGTGATGGTAAATATGAAGAACGTGAAAAAATTGTTTCACCACCGGCATACGAAAATAAAATTAATTTACCTGTTAAAAATATATAAAAAGATATATATATATATAATATATTGTTAAATAATGAAGATTGTTAATTTAATGCTTTTGTACATTTGTTATGCAAATGCTTTTATTCCTTCAACTAATGTATTAAATAAAATTAATTTACCAAACTCAAATATATGCTCTTCTAAAAAAATTATTTACAATGCGGTATCATTACTAAGAGCATCTATTCATAATGACAAACAAAAAAAATGGGATCCACCTATTGGCTATACGCCAAAACAAAAAGAAATCGTCAATAATATCGATAAAGATATCGAAGATTTATTTGACGAAGACGCTTTGTTTACAGACATTAGCAGAGAAACAAAGTACATCAATAATAAGTTTGATAAACTACTCAATGATATTGAACATATGAAGGGTACTGTTGAAAATATCAAAAAGCACAATAATATTATTCATACAAAATCAGAATATTATAACATTGATTGAATTATTTTTATTATATAAAACTTAAAAGCTTTTTTATTAAAAGAGATGAAATTATTATTACTATTATATATAATAAACATTGCTAACGCATTTAGTGTAAGTTTTCCAACATTAAGAAAAAATAATGCTGTAATAAGTAACATAAGAGTTAACAAATTAACAACAGAAGATAAAAAAGAATTAAAACATTTATTTAATATTGTACCATTATTGGTATTTAAAAATCAAAAAATTAATCCAAGTGAATATTATGAGTTCGTTAAACTATTTGACGAAAAACATAAGGACGATATTCTATATCCGTGGTATACAGGAATACCAAAAGATCCACAGGTATCAATTAGAGGTAATATGTATATAAAAGATTATTATGGTGTTAAAAATAAATTTGTAGGAGAAAAAAGATATAGAGGAAATCATTTTAGATATAATTATGTATGGCATCAAGATTTATTAGGACATCAAAAACATATTACACCAGTTGTTAGTAGTATGTATAAATTGGTTACACCAAAAAAAGAAAAAATTAAAACATACTATTCTAGTCTTGAAGATGCATATGATATGATGGATATGTCATTAAAGAAAGAATTAAATAGTTATAATTCAATTCATAGTGATTCATTTGAACGTAGAACAAATAGTACTTACGATTATTCTGGTTATATTAGGAAGGATAAACAGATTATATATAGTGATGATAACATATTTACAGAAGATCCCTTAATTATATATTCTGATAATACTAAATATAGAAAATCTCTATTACTTAATCCTACTAGATTTTTAACATTTGATAAACTTAATTTTTATGATAGCAATGAATTATTCAGACATATTATGAAAAGATATGTACTAAGTCGCGAAAATATGTTTTATCATGAATGGGACAAAAATGATTTAGTAATTTGGAATAATAGAAAATTAATACATTCCTCAATGCCATCAGAAGAGTATAATAGTAAGATAATTCCTGATAATAGATTGTTTATACAATGTTTTTTGGCAACAAATGAACCAATATATCCGGCAGGTTCAATTGATTCAAAACCAATATATACACCAAATATTGTTGATATTGGTAAGTTAAAATAAAAAATATTAATATAATAGATTTGATATATTCATCAAGACAATGCTAGATAATATAGAATTATTAATATTATTGATTATTATTATTATTTTAATTACTATCAGTTTAGTAACTCTTGTTGAATTGAAATATCATCTAGATTTAAATGATACAATACAAAATATGAATAAATATTGTTTGTATAATGATAATATTCTTGATATTCATAGTGTTGAATTAAAAAGAACTTTTATGTGGAATATTTCTAATTATCTATTTGACTTTAACCAAATAGAACAAAATTTCAAAAAAGTAGGTGATCTTGATAAATACAAGGATAATTATAAGGATATAGATAATTTAAACAGAGATTTAAGTATCGTGGATGGTAAATTTAATATTATGAAAGTATATAATACATATTTACATTACAGTTTGCCACTTTTTATATTTATTTGGATATATTTTATAATTCATTTAGTATATATTAAGTATTTTGCAGGTTCCGATTATAACAAATATGTTTATATCTTTAATTCAACAATATTTTTATTTATTTATGTTGCAATATATACTATTTTCTTTTCTATAATATTAAAAAAACTAACAGAAATATATGCACATACAAAATGCTATGAATATATTATGATATTAAAAGAATTAGATATAATAATAAAAGAAGAAAATCCGGAAAACACTGAAATTATTAAATTTTTGAAATCTGATAATGACAATATCAATGGTGTAGAAGATATTTTATTAACTGATGAAATTATTAATAGATTAAAAGAAATTAAAAATAAAAATGATGTAAATGGAACATATATTGCTAATAGCAATAACTATAAAATTACATTAGAAAATATTGATAAAATGTACTTATATAATAGTAAAAAAACATTAGATAAGATATTTGATGAGATAAATGATGTAAATAGATTTATGTATGCTTATATTATATTATTGATACCTCCTATTATTATACTATCACAAGTATTAAAAGAGAGATATATATATTATATATTTGGTTTCATTACTATATTATTGTTTTTAGTTACAGTATATAATATTAATAATATTTTGCAATAATTTAAAGACAGCAGAAATAATTAATCTTTTTTTCTTTATAAGGGTTAAAGTAATTTATAAACTTTTATAATGCGCATATTGATATTTATAATGTTTATTATCATGATTATAATATTTTTAAATGAACTTAAAAATTTAACATTATCATTTTTGAAAATTAATTATCTAAAAGATGTCGCAGATATCAATTTAGAAAAACATTGTAATAATATATATTGTGAAGCTGAAACTGGTAGATTTAATTTAGCTAAAAATAGTTTTGACTTATTACTCCCCAATGATAATTTCAATACAAAAACATATTACTATACAATTTTATTTATAGTTGTATTACTTTTCATAGACTTATTTTATAAATTTTGGAAATATAATGATAGATTTGTACCATATTTAAGTAATGTTGATGGAGAGTACTTTATCACTTATTTAAAAGCATTTCCATTTATATTATCATTTTTAGTAGTATTTATTCTTACAATAATGATTGTGAGAAGATATGCACCAACATCTAGTAAAGGTTATAAAGCATATTTTAATACAGATAATGATATTCTACCAGATGAAATTGATAGTTATAATATCAATGTAATATTGGATCAATCTAAAAATATTATTGTGATATTTTTAGTATTATATATAATATGTGGATTTTTTTCAGCTATACCATCAGTACCATATATATCAAGAATTGATGGAATTAATTACTTTTACTTTGCGATGGCCTATATATTTATAGTGTTGTTATGCTTTTACATGATGGTTAATATTATAAATATTACAATGACATTTACCGAT